GGCCGCTTTTTTTATGCCGTAACGGTGGGGGTTGAATTTCTCGGTAGTGAGTGAGGGAGATACCACAAGACCAATCCCTCGGAAGGAGCCGAGAGAATATGACCGATAATCAGAAAGCACAAATTATTAAACTCCGTGCGGCTGGAAACGGCTATGGCAAGATTGCCCAGACGCTTGGCATATCGGTGAACACAGTAAAATCTTTCTGCCGCAGGAACGACATCAACGGGGACATGGTAATCGAGCCTTCCGTAAAACTCACCGGCGAGACAACCGCTTGCGAAAACTGCGGTCGGGAGATTCAGCAGATTGTCAAGCAGAAGAAAAAACGCTTCTGCTGCGACAAGTGTCGTAACGAGTGGTGGAACAGCCATCTCGACCAGGTGAAGCGCAAGGCGGTCTATGATTACAAATGTCCGCATTGCGGTAAGGAGTTCCATATTTACGGGGACAGGCGCAGGAAGTATTGCAGTCACGAATGCTACATCGCTGACCGTTTCAAAGGTGGTGGCAGCAATGAGTAAAGAAGAATTCCGCAACGAAAAGCTCTATCAGACCACCATGCACCTTGCCAGGAAGATGCTCGAAGAAGGCATTATTTCAGAGGAGGAGTATCGTCAGATTGATACAATTTTTCTTGAGAAATATAAGCCCGTTTTCGGCACATTATTCTCGGATATATCGTTGACTTCCGGGGCGTAAAGAGTGATGTATAGTGTCGGAAAGGAGTGATTTCATGGCAAAAATCACACGGGTCGACCAGGCAGTGCCGACCATAAAAACGAAGAAGAAAGTCGCTGCCTATGCCCGCATCTCGATGGAATCGGAACGCATGAACCATTCCCTCTCCGCACAGATCAGCTACTACAGTTCCCTGATACAGAAAAATCCAGACTGGCAGTACGCAGGCGTGTTCGCGGACGATGGGATCAGCGGCACTGGGATAGCCAAGCGCGATGAGTTCAAGCGTATGATCGAAGCTGCCGACAACGGCGAGATTGACATCATCCTTACAAAGTCGATCCAGCGGTTCGCCAGGAACACGGTGGATTTGCTGGAAACGGTGCGGCATTTGAAGGACATCGGCGTGGAAGTACGGTTCGAGAAAGAACACATCAATTCCATGAGCGGTGATGGCGAGTTGATGCTGACCATCCTCGCATCCTTTGCACAGGAAGAGAGCCGCAGCCTTTCAGAAAACTGCAAATGGGGTATCAGGAAACGGTTCGAGAAAGGCATACCGAATGGACACTTCCGGGTGTACGGCTACCGCTGGGAGGGAGATGACCTTGTCATCGTGCCGGAGGAAGCGGAGGTCGTGAGACGCATCTTCCAGAATTTCCTGGACGGCAAGTCGAGACTGGAGACGGAGCGGGAGTTCGCCGCCGAGGGCATCACAACAAGAGAAGGATGCCGTTGGGTGGATTCCAACATCAAGGTGGTTCTCACGAACGTGACCTACACAGGAAACCTTCTCCTGCAGAAGGAGTTCATATCCGATCCCATTTCAAAGCAGCGGAAAAAGAACAAGGGACAACTACCGCAGTACTATGTGGAGGACACACATCCCGCCATCATCGACAAAGCGACCTTTGATTATGTGCAGGAGGAAATCGCACGCCGTAAGGAACTGGGAGCGAGGGCGAACAAGAGCCTGAACCTCACCTGCTTTTCGGGAATGCTGAAATGCCCGCACTGCGGTCAAAGCTATATGCACAACAAGCGTACCGACCGGGGTTACATGGAGTTTTGGGTCTGCGGGTCGAGGAAGAAAAAAGGCGGCAAGTGTCCTGTCGGCGGCAGCATCAACCATGAGAATCTCAAAAAAGCCTGCGCCGCTGTCCTCGGCTTAGATGAGTTCGATGAGGAGGTGTTCCATGACAGAGTGGACTGCATCAACGTGCCGGAACGCGGGATGCTTGAGTTCCATCTGAAGAATGGCGAGGTCATTACAAAGGACTGTCCGAACACGGGACACAAGGACTGCTGGACTGCGGAGTACAGAGCGAAAACCTCGGAAAAGCGCAGGAAAAAACCGAACTGCAAAGGCTCCTCCGTCATGACGGGCAAGATAAAGTGCGTGGGGTGCGGGTGCAATTTCCGCAGAGCCACGCAGCCGTCTTCTACATCGGAAAGCGGCAAAGCCTACTACTGGCGGTGCGCCGAGCGGGACGGATGCGGAACGGTCGGTCTGCGAGAGGATGTGTTGAAACCATTCATAGCGGAGACGCTCGGCATTGCTGAATTTGACGATGGTGAGTTTGAAAAGCGGATAGACCACATTGATGTGCTTTCCGCTACGGAGATGGTTTTCCATTTCAAGGACGGCAGGACGGTCAGCCGCACATGGGAGCAGCCGAAACGGATCGGCAGACCTTGGACGGATGAGCAGAGAGCCAAGTTCAAGGAATCCATCAAGGGCAGGTATACGCCGGAGGTACGGCAGCAGATGAGCGAACACATGAAACAATTACGGAAGGAGCGTGGGAAAGCATGGCGCAAAGAAAAGTGACGGCAATTCCGGCTACCATCAGCCGGTACACGGCCACGCCGATCAACAGCACAAAAAAACGCCGCGTTGCCGGGTATGCCCGCGTTTCGACCGACCACGAAGACCAGACCACGAGCTACGAGGCACAGGTCGATTACTACACCAACTACATCAAGAGCCGGGACGATTGGGAGTTCGTTGCCATATACACGGACGAAGGAATCTCGGCAACGAATACCAAAAAGCGTGAGGGCTTTAAGGCGATGATTGCGGATGCCCTTGCCGGGAAAATCGACCTCATCGTTACCAAGAGCGTGAGCCGTTTCGCAAGGAACACGGTAGATAGCCTTACCACGGTGCGAAAGTTGAAGGATGAGGGCATTGAGATTTATTTTGAAAAGGAAAACATATGGACGCTGGATTCCAAGGGCGAGCTGCTCATAACGATCATGTCGAGCCTCGCACAGGAAGAGAGCCGCTCCATTTCCGAGAATGTTACCTGGGGACAGCGCAAGCGTATGGCTGACGGCAAGGTCAGCTTTGCCTACAGTCGCTTCCTCGGTCTGGACAAGGATAAAGAGACGGGCAAGATCGTGGTCAATCCCGAACAGGCAGAAACCGTGCGGCTGATTTTCCATCTGTTTCTTGAGGGCATGACGCCACACTCTATCGCCGCGGAACTGACGAGCCGGTGCATCAAGACGCCTGCGGGCAAGGACGTGTGGAACCAACAGACGGTGCGCCGGATGCTTTCGAACGAGAAGTACAAAGGCGATGCTCTTTTGCAGAAGGAGTTCACGGTGGACTTCCTGCAGAAAAAGATGAAGAAGAACGAGGGCGAAGTCCCGCAGTATTATGTGGAGGGCAACCACGAGGCAATCATCAGCCCAGCGGTGTTCGACCTGGTGCAGGCGGAGCTTGCAAAGCGCACCAAGGGCGGCACACGCTACAGTGGCGTGAGCATCTTCTCAAACAAAATCAAGTGCGCCGACTGCGGTGGATGGTACGGCTCGAAGGTCTGGCATTCCACAGACCGTTACCGCAAGGTCATCTACCGCTGCAACCGCAAGTACAACGGCGAGAAGTGTCAGACTCCCCATGTTACGGAGGACGAGGTCAAGGCGGCATTCGTATCGGCGTACAATCAGCTGGTCACGGAGAAAAAAGAGATCATCGCCAATGCGGAGATCATCCGAAAAACGCTCTGCGTCACCGATGCCCTGCAGGAAGAAAAGGGCAAGCTGGAGGAAGAGATGGCGGTGCTTGTGGAAATGACGCAGAACATCGTGGCGGAGAACGCCCGCGTTGCGCAGGACCAGGAAGAGTACCAAAAACGCTACGATGGTCTGGTAAAGCATTACGATGAAGCCAAGGCGCGGTACGATGAGGTGGTGACCGCCATCTCCGCAAAGGAAGCGCAGAGCGAACGGCTGGCGGACTTCATCAAGGTTCTGAAAGCCCAAGACGGTACCATCAGTGAATTTGACGGCAGCCTTTGGGGCGGCATGGTCGAGTTCGTCAAGGTGGGCAGGAACAAGGAAATAACGGTCACCTTCCGGGACGGCACGGAGATACTGGCATAACTGAATACAGACGCTTAAGGCACTCGGCTGCGGTCGAGTGTCTTTTTTTCCGTTAAGGGGTAGAAAAATTCATAAATTTGTGATACAATAAATTGTAGTGTGAGTGCAATATATGTTACTACAGCAAAGGAGAGTCGGAATGCTGAAGAATAACGTAGAAGTCGATGTAAAAGTAAAATGTATAGAGGGCGATGTTACCCAGGCAAAACTGGCAGAAGAAATAGGAACTTCGGCACCTTATGTCAGTCGACTCATAAGGAATAATGAAAAAATCGTCAATAAGACTTTTCTCCAGCTGATGGAAAAGCTGGGATACGATGTTGAGTTGACCTATGTAAAGCGCGAGGAGGAATGACGCAATGGTGAATTTGAGCAGACTGGAAGAAATAAAAGACCTGCGGACGGTGTGGCCGCATGAAGCTCTGGACTTTACTCCGTGGCTTTCGCAGGACGATAACATCGCTCTCCTTGCGGATGCAGTGGGACTTGATATTACCGTTGATGAGACAGAGTCTTCCGTGGGAGATTTCAATGTCGATATCTTTGCGTCCGAGACAGGAACGGATCGGAAAATTATCATAGAGAATCAGCTGGAGGACACCAATCACGATCACCTCGGCAAGCTGATAACCTATGCGTCCGGCAAATCGGCGGATGTGATTATTTGGGTAGTGAAACACGCCCGTGAGGAACACAAGGCGGCTATCGAATGGCTGAACAACCATACCGATGAGAAAATCGGATTCTTCCTCTGTGAGATAAAACTGTATCGCATCGGTACTTCTGAGCCTGCCGTGAAGTTTGAGGTCATTGAAAAACCGAACGACTGGACAAAGGAAGTAAAAAAGAGCGAGTCCGCAAATGAGACTCAGCAGCAGAGATACGATTATTGGGTGGCGTTCCAGGACTATGCTTTCCAAAATGCACAGTTTGCAAAGAACTTCAATCGCAGGAAGCCGTCTATGGATCATTGGATGAACTTCAGCGTGGGTTCTTCAGCCTGTCACATCGCCGTGTCGCAGATTCAAAAGCGGAACGAACTGGATGTGGAACTGTATATCAGCGAGGATAAAGACCTGTTCCACTCCCTCTTCGATAATAAGGATGCAATTGAAGCCGATGCCAGTCTGACCTTCGACTGGCGGGAACTGCCGGAGCGTAAGGCAAGCCGTATCGTTATCGAGAAGAGCGTAACCTTCGGTGATAAGAATCAATGGAACGCACAGTTTGATTGGCTGATTGATGTCATGCTCAAAATGAAGAAGGCGTTCAAGAAATACCTGTAATTGCGGAGGATGTAACTCATGGTGTTTGATTTCAAAAAGGAATACAAAGAGTTCTATATGCCAAAGAATAAGCCCGGCATCGTTACCGTGCCGAGCATGAATTATATAGCGGTTCGTGGACAGGGTGATCCGAACACCGAGGATGGAGAGTACAAGCAGGCGATTGGATTATTGTATGGCATTGCTTTTACCATCAAGATGAGCAAAAAAGGCAATCACCAGATCGAAGGATACTTTGACTATGTGGTTCCGCCGCTTGAGGGCTTTTGGTGGCAGGATGGCGTAGACGGCATTGACTATGCGCACAAGGAAAACTTCAAATGGATATCCGTCATCCGACTTCCTGATTTTGTGACAAAGGAAGATTTTGAATGGGCGGTCGAGGAAGCAACAAAGAAAAAGAAAACCGACTTCTCCAATGTTGAGTTTTTTACCTATGACGAGGGTGAATGCGTTCAGTGTATGCACATCGGCTCCTATGATGATGAGCCTGCTACTGTCGCACTCATGCACGAGTATATGGAGAGCCAGGGGTATGTCCTCGATATTACGGATAAGCGCCTGCATCATGAAATATATCTCAGCGATGCAAGGAAGGTCGCTCCCGAAAAGTTGAAGACTGTAATTCGGCATCCTATAAGAAAGGCATAAAGATGAAACAAATAAAAAATTCGGAGTACGAGGAATTCCAGAAGTATCTCCGAGATAAAAACAACGGCCGCATACTGACGCCGGATGGGCTGCGGTTTATCTGCCAAGCGAATGACTACGATCCTGAAAAAATCGGTAGACATATGCTCGAAGTGATGGCGCGGCAACAGAGCGACCAGGCAAGATTATAATTGGAATATTGGAGATGACGAATATGCAGATAGATTTCAATAAAATAGATTCTGTAACATTTCCGGGGATGAATAATGGTACCGGTATGATGAGCGCCCGTATGTATAATGATGATTCCTATCGGATCATTCCGACATCAATCCATCCGGGAGGAAGTATTGGAACGCATAAACAGGAATCCGGTGATGACATGAACTATATCGTCAGCGGAACGGGCAGAGCCTTTTGCGATGGCATAGAGGAAGCTCTGATGCCGGGAGTCATGCACATCTGCCCTAAAGGATCGGAACACTCTATCATTAACACCGGAGAGGAAGATCTGGTCATGCTGACCATCGTGGTGAAGAAATGAGTGCATATGTTTTTGAGAAACCTCTGATCAGAGGGATGATGTTAAAAAGAAAAAGTCAGTTTACCGCCCTGGTGGATATAGACGGAGAAGAACTGATTGCTCATATCCCGACTACAAACCGCATTGGCGATGTGGAGAATAAAAACCTGCCATGTCTCCTGTCCTATCATGACGATCCGAAACGCAAGCTGAAATACGATATTGAGGCAGTGCTTCTTTCAGATGATGAGAACTGGGTGGGCATCAATCAGATCCTTTCCAATAAGCTGGTAGAGTACTTCTTCAACGAACACGAACTGGATGAGATCGTTTCTGATTTCGACAGTGTTCAGAGAGAGGTAAATCTGGGTATATCCAAGCTGGATTTCAAAGTTGGAGATACATATCTGGAGGTAAAGACTCCGCTGACAACGATCAATGTAAAATATGGAAAAGATATCAAGACGCTTCCGCCTAAGCCGTTTTCGTCAACAGACAGGATGGTTAAGCACCTTAAGGAGCTTGCTGGATCACTTAAGGACCATGAGAAGGCTGTCTTTTTGCAGGTGTTTCAGTATCGCATTACAGAAAAGAAGGAACGGCTGAGGTCAACGCACTATGAGGAGGTTTCACAAACCTTCAGGGATGCTGCAAAGGCAGGCGTTGAGTTCTGGGAAATCCAGATGGATTTCAGACCGGAAGGAGTATCTCTTTACAGTATAACGAGAAGTACAGACTTATAAATATCAGTTTCACAGGGAGAACATAATGTACGCACAGGCAGCAGAAAAACCGAATACCTTACTCTGTAACGGTGCATACGGTATCGTTATGAGGGGTGTGCAAAAATGCACACGGGGGTGTTCATCGTTAAGGGGTAGAAAAAGGCTGCCGTTATGTTGTATCAAATTAGACACGGCAACAGACCCTGCTTGTGG